ATACACAAGATTTTATTGCGCCACCGCCGCCAATTCCGCTTGAGGCGTAATGAAATGGCAATACTTACTTGGCTGCACCATACTTGTAGCAGTAGTGGCGTGGGGCTGTAGTGGTTGCACCGTTTCTAAAACCAACACAACTTACCAATGCTTTACGAAAGCGGCGTGCGACAATGAAAACCCCTGAACAACAACACGCGGCGCTAATAGTTTTTGTGGGCCGTCTTATGGCAGTCTGTTTTACTTTTACAGTAATGGCGTTTATTTACGGCGTACTGTTTGTAGACCAGCCAATGGAACAGGCACCAACTGACGCGCAACTAATAGACCTGCTATCCACGTTGCTAGTATTTTTAACTGGCACACTGTCGGGCCTTGTGGCGTCTAATGGACTTAAAAGCAAAACCCCACCAACTGAATAATGGCTATACCACCAATAAAAAAACTGGTACTGCCTGCCTCGCTGCAACACGTTAAGCCGGGCGAACTACCGCCTAGCCTGCTGATCGAGGTTAAACCGTTTGGCAAACTACACCCACTAGCCGCTAACGCCTATAACGCTGTTAGGGCTGCCGCGTTTGCTGCAGGTATAAAACAATTTAAGCCGATTAGCGCGGGCGACACTTACCGCAGTGTCAGTTTGCAGCGCCAAGGGTTTTTAACCCGCTACACACTTGACGTTATACCCGGGCAAAAGCCACGCGTATACGAAGGCAAAAACTATTACCTGAAACCCGGCAACGCACCAATGGCAGTACCCGGCACAAGCCGCCATAACTTAGGTTTGGCCTGTGACTATGCAAACATGGCTGGCCCCACGTTCGAGTTTATGTGCGAACACGGCCCACGTTTTGGCTGGTCATTGGAAGTAATGCCGGCTGAACCTTGGCACTGGTTTTACTGGCCCGGTGACAAAGTGCCAGCAGCCGTAACCCAATACCTACAAGGTTTGCAGCCAGTATCCCCCACCGCGTAACACGTGCCTACTACGGTTTTATGACCGACGAAAAGAGGACTACGACGCATGAACGAACTACAAACGTTTACCTATGAATGTTTTATAGGCCGTATGGATAACGGCCAGCAAGTGTTAGTACAGATTTTTAGAAACCCTGACAGCCTCAAAGTGTTGGCTAGTCAAATCGCGTTTCGTACCGCTGCCGGCGACAGTTGGCAAACGCCTTACCAGTTGGAGAAAATGCCATGACCCCATTTGTAGCAAAGTTAGCGCTAGGCGCTGTTTGCACTATTGCCGCGTCGCTGTTGGCTTGGGTAATGCCCGGGCTACCTGACAGCGGCCCAAGCCGCCCCGTAGCCGTCGAGTACGTTTACGAGGCAACCCCACTACTGCCCACCACAACGACGGTAAGCCCGTTTAACGAAGGTAACTGCCTGCAGGTAGTGTCACTGGCCTTAGTGTTGGGTTGGCCTGCTAGCGAGGCTGACACCATAGCCAAGGTTGCAGCCCGTGAAAGCCGCTGCACTAGCGACGCGTATAACGCGCTAGACACTGCAGGCGGTAGTTACGGCATATACCAAATAAACGGGTTTTGGTGCAACCCGTCTACCTACTGGCCGCAAGGCTGGCTACAGGCCCAAGGCGTATTAACCGACTGCCAACAGTTATTTGACCCAGCAGTAAACACAAAAGCAGCCCTAGCCATATGGTTAAATAGTGGTTGGGCACCATGGAAAACAGCCCAATAACCCGATAACAGAAAGACACCCGACATGCAGGAACCAATAGAACCCGATACCGGCATAACTGAACACACCCGAAAAATGTTTGCACTTATTGACGATCTAGTTAGGCCTAACCACGTTGCTAAACCAGTAAATACCCACGTTTACCACCTCATAGGCGAACTCGAAGCATTACGCCAAGACCTGTTACGCATGGATGACGTGCGCGCAAAGTTTTTAGAACTGGCCATAATCGAGTTAGAGAAATTGCAATAATGTTTAGGTGCAGCCTGACCGCTGAGGATTTAGACCGCTGCAAACTTATTGCAGATCAGATCAGCAGCAATAGCCGCGAATATAAACAGCGTTACGGCGCACACAAACGCGTTATAGACCCCGAAACGTTAAACCTAAACGGTGTGCTAGGCGAATACGCGTTAGCAAAATACCTAGGTTGGGCTTACTGGTATACGGAATATGACCCCAGCGCTTACGACGTTGCCGGCTATGAGGTTCGATCTACCCGCCACGCCAACGGCCATTTAATAACACACCCGGGCGATAAACCCGGCATATATGTACTGGCCATAATTGAGGGCGACAACATGGTAAGGCTGAACGGCTGGCGCACCTTAAAAACGGCAAACCTACAGCGCCATTGGCGAACCGATATGCACACCCCCTGCTATATGACCCCGCAAGCCGAATTATGGCCTATGGATATGCTGCCAGCAACCGCGTTATACCTATGTGGTAAAACAGATTAAGTAAACCCGACTAGAAAAGGACACCCGACTAATGGCATGGAATGACTTAGCAACCGAAAAGCAGTTATACCTAATTATGAAACTGCAAAAAGAATTAGGGCGCACACCAAAAACGTTTGGTGGAATAACTAAGCGTCAAGCAAACACGCTAATAACTGACTTGCAAGACGAATTAACCGCTACGAAGGCATACGAGGCCGCTAATGGCATTTGATCTACAAAACTACGTTGATGTACCTACTCGACTTGCTGAGGCATACAAACGTTGGCCTAACCTACGCATACAAGAAACCGTAAACGAAACAGTAACTATGCCTGACGGCAGTTGTTTTATACGTTGCACGGTTTCGGTTTGGCGTGATGAACTTGACAAACTGCCAGCAATCGCTACAGCAGCCGAACCATACCCGGGCAAAACGCCTTATACCAAAAACAGCGAGTTCATGGTAGGCATGACTAGCGCCCTAGGCCGCGCGTTGGGGTATATGGGTTGCGGAGTGTCTAAAAGTATTGCTAGCCGTAATGAGATCGAAGCACGCCAAGACCCAGCAGCACCGGGCGAAGTAATCGCACCACGTGGCAAGGCTGTAGCAGGCAGCGCGGCAGGTCACCCGGCAGCACCTACAGGCAACTTTGCTAGCGCTAAGCAAATCAACTTTATTAAAGCGTTGGCTAAAGGCCGCGAGTATGACGAAGGCGAACTACTAGAAAAAATCCATGAGATACTAGGAAAAAACGACGTGATACTAGAAACGCTGACAGCCAGCGACGCCACAAAAGTAATTGGGGTAATGAAATGACCCGTTACAAATCTAATTACAGTTACGCGCAAGATTTACACGATAGCCGGCAACGCAGCATGGAAATAGCGCGCAAACTGGCAGCCGAACAGGCGTTAGTAATGGACTTAAATAATCAAATAGCCGCGCTGAACGTCGAGGTAGAACGCTTAACTGACGAACTGAACCTAGCCCATGAAGCATTACGCAGGGCGTTTAAGCCACAATGACGCCTAACCTGATGAGTGAACGCGATCTAAAAAACTGCATAGTGAACTATGCGCGCCGCCACGGCTGGTTAGTCCACCATGATTTACCTAGCCAACGCGCCAACGGCAGTTGGGCGACAGCAATACAAGGCGATAGCGGTTTCCCCGATTTAGTGTTAGTACACCCGGGTAACGCCGATGAAAAAGTGCCAGCACAAATCATTTATGCCGAACTTAAAACGCAGCGCGGCACACTAACTGCAGGCCAGCAACAGTGGTTAGACGCGCTAACGGCAGCAGGGCAAACAGCGGTAGTGTGGCGGCCCGCAGACATACCAGCGATTTTTACAGATTATATAAAGCGTTAGACAATTGGCTAAACCCAAGGCCTACACCCGTCGCAAGGTGAAAGGTAGAAAACACGGTGACGTGGGTAGATCGGCGCGCCCTAAAACATGCAACACGAAATGAATTAGGCAAGGCGTCGAAGCGGGCTGTAAACATAATCAGCCAAGTAAGTAATGCGAGGTAACGGACTGAGTGCAACCCGTGGGCGGGCATTACTGCATTAGGCTTAATCGTGCCGGCATAAACAAACCGATAACAAACTAAACCCAACCGAGGTAAACCCGACATGATGAACTACTACTACTCAGCATTAGCAAGCCGCGCAAGCGGCGCGGTAGCCCAAGCGCAGCGCGGGAGAAACCATGCCAAGTAAACGCGAAGGCCCACGCCCACGCAACCAAGCAGATTACAAACGCAACAAACAAATACTGCTAGCAGAAAACCCATTCTGCCATTGGTGCAGCATGCCGGCCACGGAAGCAGACCACCTAATAGAAGTTGATCGAGGCGGCGACAACTCACTAGACAACATGGTTAGCGCATGCAGAAAATGCAACGCAACGCGCGGCAACAAATACAGGGCTGCACGTGACGCTGGAAAATACACCGCCGCAAACCCAATGCCCATAAGGGAAATAGAACACGAACACTCACAGCGTTTTTTTGGGGCGACTACTCCTGCCCC